TCAAGGTGCCGGTGGTGCTCAAGGATACTACGGTTCTTTTTGGGACACCACAACGCAAAGTGCTTCTGCAACAAATACAAAGTACGACATTACTCTTAACAGCAAGGGTGACAGAAGTGGCGTAGACGTTTCTTCAGGTTCACACATTGTTATTGCTAACCCAGGTGTGTACAACGTACAGTTTTCTGCGCAACTTAAACGCAATTCTGGTGGTACCGGAAACGCTATTATTTGGATTAACCAAAATGGTACAGACATTGCGGCATCAGCCGGTGACGTTCAACTAACAGGTAACAACTACGCAATTATTCAATCGTGGAATTACCTAATTACTACCACAACTGCTAATGAGTACGTAAAATTTGTTTGGTTAACAGATGACACTGCTATTCAAATAGTTAATATTGCTGCCGGTTCACAGGCGCCAGCAGCGCCTTCAATGATTGTCACCGTACAGCAGGTTATGTATACCCAGGTCGGCCCACAGGGTTACCAAGGAACAACTGGTTCACAGGGTGCAACAGGTTCACAAGGAGCCACGGGTGCGCAGGGTTCAACTGGGGCACAGGGTTCACAGGGATACCAAGGCACACAGGGCGTACAGGGTTCAACAGGTTCGCAAGGTTCAACAGGCGCTCAAGGACCTCAAGGCGTACAGGGTGCAACAGGAAGTCAGGGTGCAACTGGTTCTCAAGGAAGTACGGGTGCTCAGGGTTCTACGGGTTCTCAAGGTAGCACTGGAGCCCAAGGTTCAACAGGTGCCCAAGGCTCTACTGGTGCACAAGGCCCCCAGGGGTATCAGGGTTCTACCGGTGCGCAAGGCTCAACGGGTGCTCAAGGAGCGCAAGGCGCCACTGGAGCACAAGGATTACAAGGTGTACAAGGCTCGCAGGGCAATCAAGGATTCCAAGGTAATCAAGGATTCCAAGGTTACCAAGCAGGAATCACAATTGGAACAACTTCTACCGTTTCATATGCAACTGGCGCTTCTGTAAGCAATTCAGGTACTCAAGGTGCCGCAATTCTTAACTTTAACCTTCCTCAAGGACCTCAAGGCAATCAAGGATTCCAAGGCAATCAAGGAAACCAAGGTTTCCAGGGTGTAACCGGCGCGCAAGGTTCAACAGGTGCACAGGGAACGCAGGGCTACCAAGGTAACCAAGGAAATACTGGCTCACAGGGCTCACAGGGTTCAACCGGTCCTCAGGGTAACCAGGGAAACCAAGGTTCAGCAGCAACTATTGCCGTTGGTACAACTACAACAGGTGCGCAAGGCACTCAAGCAAGCGTTACCAACTCTGGTACTTCTTCTGCCGCTACATTTAACTTTACAATTCCCCAGGGTGCACAGGGTAATCAAGGATTTCAAGGCAACCAGGGTAATCAAGGCAATCAGGGAACTCAAGGAACACAAGGTCCATACGCCAGTGCGTATGCAACAGTTGACCTTACGGCACAGTCGGCGGCTATTTCGGCAACTACGCTCTACACGCCTTCCATTGCTGGTCTTTACACCATTCAATACTACGGTAAAATAACAACCGCAGCAACCACGTCATCAACGCTTGGATTGTTTTCAGTTCTTTCAACTGACCCAGACAATAACGCCATAACTTCCGTTGGTACATCGTCAACACAGAACTCAACCACAACTGGTTTCATCTCAGGCACAATTACAGTTTACGCCAAAGCCTCTACCGCAATTCAATACACAATGGGTTACACCTCATCAGGTGCTACCGCTATGGTTTACAACCTACACATTGTTGTAGGTGGCGGTCCAGTAAATACAACCTCGTCAACGGTTACAACATTTAATGGTCGTTCAGGAACGGTGGCGCCAACTTCGGGTGATTATTCTTTCTCACAAATAAGTGGAACTGCTGCTCTTGCTACTCAAGTAAGTGGAACCCTTGCTGTAACCAACGGTGGAACTGGCGTTACAACTTCTACGGGTTCAGGAAACAATGTTCTTTCAGCATCACCAACACTTACTGGAACGGTCACAATGACTGGAACTACACTAGTTCTTCAAACTGCTGGTGCATTTTCAAACAATGACATACTTACCATGCGATACATGGGGGCAATTTAATGCCACAATTTTCAAACCACACGTATTTTGACAACACCGGAAACAGTAAATCAACAGGTTTTTCTTCCGGCACAAACATTCGATATTTTACTCCACAACCAGGAAGCCTGGAAGTTAGCGCCTCATCAGCAACACTTGAAGTTATGGACGTAGGTAATTGGGAAGCAGTTTTAGATTACTTGGGCATTAACCCAGAGGAATAGGCCATGAGAACATTCATTCCAAACACATACGTTCAAGGAACTACCATTCAGTTCTTTACCTCTAAGCCATTTTTGGCTCAAGACAATGTAACTATTATTGACCCGGACCAAGTTTATTTTGGTTTTCAAATCAATGGTGGAACACCACAAATATTTAATTACACTTATGGCGTAGGTGACGTAACATCTACAATTGTTCGCATTGGTCTTGGCCTTTACGTTGCCAGCATTGACACCAGTTTGTATAACGATGGTGTTTGGGTTTACTCGTTTTTGGGTGAGCCGGATGACGCAATTAATCACGACCAAACCAAGACCAAAGTTCGAGCAATGGGTGAGTTAGTTGTATTGGCTCCTGACTTTCCTATGGGCTAAATGCTTGACATTTAAATAACACTGGTGTAACCTTCATACAACGGAGGATTAACCAAGGAGTGTCAAAATGTCAAAAGTAGATTTGTCTGAATTTTATTCAACAAAGAAGTGCGCTATTGGTTCGCTTCCATTAAATGAAGAACAGTGGGAAAAAATAAACACTGTTTTAAAAATGACTAACAAAGAAGTTCAAACCGCAACCATTATGGAGGTTTTGGACAAATGGGGTTTTCCTGTAAAAAGGACCACCCTTTCTGAACACCGACGCGGCCTATGCTGCTGCGGGAAATAAGGGACGAGGAACCCCATGTCAAAATCTAAAATTGATATTAGTGAATTTTATCGTCACCGTCTTGAGCCAAAAGTGGTTGAACCAGAAGACCTTACCGAACTTTGTAAGAACGTTGCCAAAAGAAAACCTGGCAAGCAAACAAAACCAACTGGTAATACTTCAATGCTTGTACTTTTAAGTGACTGGCAGGCAGGTAAAAACGAAGGTGGCGGAAGCCCAATGATTGCAGAACGCATCATTACATTCCAAGACCGACTTGTTGAGCGTCTTAAAGACCTCAAGAAAACCGGACGTGAAATCAATACCGTATATGGTGTTGGACTTGGTGACCTTATTGAGCAGTGCTCAGGTCACTATGACATGCAAGCTTTTAATACAGACCTAGACCGCCGAGAGCAAATGCGCTTGGCACGACGACTTGTTATGCGTTTTGTTGACCTTATGGTTGATGAAGGATACAACGTTGTTCTTGGTGCTGTTCCAGGAAACCACGGTGAAAACCGTAATTCAATGGGCAAAGCTTACACAACATGGACCGACAATGACGACCTCGCTATTTTTGATGGCGTTGCAGAAATCATTAGTCACAATAAAGAACGCTATGGCAATGTAGAGATTCCTCTTGGTGCTATTGCTGAAGACCTTACAATGACATTGGACATCTCTGGTGTTACTTGTGGATTTGCCCACGGTCACAGTTTCCGTCACGGTTCTAATAAGAATTGGACAAAGACTAACGGTTCTATTGGAAAGATTGAGTCATGGTGGCTTGGTCAGGCAATGGGTCGTCAGCCAATTGCACAAGCTGATATTTTATTTTGCGGACACCTTCACCACTTTGTAGCCTCAAGTGCTACGGGTCGTCAAGTGTTTATGTCTCCTGCTGCTGATGGTGGTTCAAAATGGTTTACAAGCACCACAGGAAGCAATTGTCCCCCAGGAATGTTAACCCTTTTAGTTGGGACGGGTTGCGGTCCATTTGGCTGGAGTGACCTACAAATATTGTGATAAAAAGAAACAAAGAACCAATGAATGTTAAACATGTTGCAAAAATGCGACGCATGTACAAAGAATCCTATAAGGGTATTAAATGGGTTCCTTGCATTGTTTGTGGTGATTTATGTCCCCAATCAACACAAGATGAACGTTATAAAGACCTGGATGAAGTTCATCTAACGTGTAAGTATGAACCAAATTATAAATCTTTAGCTAAAAAAGCAAGAATACAAAGAGCAGAAGAAGAAAAATCTTCTTTATTTTAGATTTTTCCATATTTCCTCAACGCTAATTTTAGAAAGAAACCACTGTTCTCTTTGTTGCGGTGTTGAACCACCCCAAATACCATATTCTATTTTTTTGTCCATTGAATAACGTAAACATTCAAAACGTGAAGCGCAACCTTTACAAATTTCAATGGCAATTTTTGCTGTTTTTGATTGACCTTTTTTGGGAAAAAATTTATCAAAACCTTCGTTTTTACAACGTGCTTTGTCATAAAAATTAGGACGAGTAGACCAAAAAAAGTTAACAAATTCAAGTGATTCATAATCACTAAGACCAAATTCTTCCACTAACTAATGCCAACCTGAGAAGAAGCAATGTGAAGATGCGAAAAAGCAAGAATAACATTTCTATTTTTTGCTTTTGAAGACCATCCACAAGTGCAATGCGTTTGAAAAACGCCATTTACAAACACAAACTCAATGTAGTGTTTTACTTCTCCCAAGACCATTTTCTTAACCCTCTCTTTTGAGCTTCTGCTGGATTATCAGTAATCATAGTGTGGCAATACCGACATACTGCCATAAAATTAGACCAATCATCACTTATTATTTTGCCGCCAACACCACGAGGAATAATTTCGTGAACGTCAACGGATAGAGTATAACAATTTTCATCCCACACTGCTTGACATTGTGGATGAAGTGAAAGGAATCTTTTTACAAAAACAGAACGTTTTTTGTAAATTTCCGTCATTTTTTTAGAACGGGGCTTGAGCGATGATTTCGTTACAAGCCCTTTTTTGCTTTTTAAAACGCTACGAATCTTCAAAGGTTTTTTGCTTTGTAAAGATGTACGCGCTACAAGGCGTTTTTTTCTTTCCACTAAAGGTCTACGTGTTGTTGCTGTGTATCAAGAATTGCAATTAAACGATGAGCAACTTTTAATTGAGATTCTAATTGTTCGATTTTTTCGTTTTGTTTTGAAACCTTACGTTCAAGTTCGAGAACATACGTTGCTATTTCTGCATCATAAGACATTATTACGCTCCTGCATCTCGGTAGGAAGCCATAAGACTTCGCAGTGCTTCTAAACGACTTCTAACTGAAAGCAAGGCTTGCCTGGTGGCATCGTGTTTTGCTTTTGATGCCTCCATGGCAATCCTTTCTTTCTCGGTTTCAACTGTTGCAATGTCATCTGCTAAATCTGCAGTGACTTTTTTTCCTTCATAATTATTTCCTGCTCGAGCCATAAGGCGACTTTTAGCAAAAGCAATTTTAAAAGTTGATTCAGCATCGGCGTATTCATCAGCGGTTACAGAAAAATCTTTTGTTAAACCTTCCATTTGTTCAATGGCGTGAAGCATTGAACGCTCAATTTCACCATAACCAATGGGAGATGAATAGTCAATGTATTGACCCATTAAAAGTCTTCTTCAAAGTCCTGCATAAAGTTTTTACCAGAAGGAGCTGAAGTTTTTGCAAATTCTTTGCGTTCGTTCTTCATAATTGTAACTGTAGCAAATTTAAGGTCAGCAGCAACTTCATCAGCAACTACTTCAACAGTGGTGGCTTTTGTTCCATCTTGTTTTTCCCAATTACGTACTTCTAGGCGGCCGGTAACCAAAACACGATTACCTTTTGACAAAGATGCTTGAACATTTTCAGCGGTTTTGCCAAATGCAATAACTTCGTAAAAAGACGTTGTTTCGCGTTCTTTAATCTTACGAGAAGTTGCTACTCCGAATCGAACAGTTGCCATTCCGCTGTCTGTAAATTTAAGTTCGGGGTCTCGAGTGAGGTTACCCGCAATTGTAATTGTTGAATCCATAAGATTCCTTTCTATGCTCCCTGAAGTTCTTTCAGGCTGTCGATAACGGCCTTAGCCTCGTCAAAGGTAAGGTCTGCTAATTTCTCAACTTTACGACCGGCGATTTCGTCGACCCTGTCGAACATTTCTCCGTCGTTCCAATTAAGACTTTGATGTGTAATAGCCCAAATCATTCGGGTCATTCCTTCGGTAGCCATTTTACTACCAGACTTTCCTGCTGCTGTTGCTAATTTTTCTCCAAGATTATTGCTTGGTTTTCTTTGAACAGACTGCAGCGATGACTGAGTAGACGCATTGCCGTCGTCGTCTTCATCTGCAACCATTCCAAGTACAGACAAAATTTGGTAACGACGAGCATATGTAACGCTTGAGCCCAATGCTTGACTAGTGTCGTCTTTTCCAAGGTGCAAACGCATGTCTTGAGATATGTATTGTCCTGATTTGTGAAGTAAATATGTAGTCAGAATGTCGCGACCTTCTTCATCAACGCCAATGAACTGACTAATTGCAAGTCCCCACTTTGACAAAATTGGTGTGGCGCTAGCCATAACTTCTGGCAATGGTGCATATTTGCTTTTAAAAAATGGATTTACCGAACTTTTTGGCACAGCAGAAAACTCTGCTTGAGCACCAACCAAGGCGGTTGCTAATTCGTTTATTTCATTGCTTTTCATTTTATCCCTCCTTAAGGGTTAACTTAATTGTACAGATGTTTTAACCTTGTGTCAAGACTTTACGGCACGAAGCGTACGAAAACCTGGTTTTACCTTCTTGTAAGTATCCCAAATCTCTGGTGCTTCTTTTTTAAGTCGGTCCGCATCCAGGGCTTCGGAATCCTTGCTGGTCTTGTAGGTTAGTATAGTTTCGCCATTTACGGTTGCAAATTCAGCATTACCAATTATTTCAAGTATGCGTGAACGAAGAGCTTTTTGTTCGGCTTCTGCTTTTGCGGCATTTTCTTTGGCAGTTTGAAAATCATCCCAAATTTGACCAAGTTCTTGACCACCTTCAACACCCTTACCATCTTCATGGCGTGGATAACGAGCAGAAAGAGCAGATTCTGTTGCATCGCTACCATCCACTTCGGGGGCTATTACGTTTTGTATGTGGTCCCAAAATTGTGACTCAAGAATTACAAGATTTTCGGCAATTTGTTCGTCCCATTCCATTTCGCGAACCTGAAGACCCTGTCCACCAATAAGGGCAGCAAAAGTAAGTTTTTCTATACCAGTTACAATTCCATAATGATACCCCTGGAGCATGTAACTTTGAGGAACTTGATTGTTGGACCATGAACTTGGATTTCCTGGACTTGCAATACCTGCTGTTTTTACTTCCAAAATTCCAAGAATGTTTGGCGGTGCATAATCAAAACGCCATGTTTGTACTGTTCCAGCAGGAAACTCATCACTTGGTTCAACAATAAGAAAATCAAGATTTGCAAACATAAACTCTTGCCCAGGCTCCTCTGACCAAAGAATAACTGGCCATTCAACAACAGCCTTGTTGTAGTCTTCTGCGTAACCCTCGGCAACAACACGTTCTAATCGATTACCCCATTTAGTTGCTTCATTGCCAGTAAAATCAGTTGGTACAATGCCCGTTTTTTCTGTCCACAATGCATATGGGGATTTGTACTTGTTTACACCGCAAACGGTTCCTGCATCAGAACCACCAATGCCACCTTTGCGTATTTCTAGCCATTCTTCTTCTGTTTTGTCCCAAACTGGAATAATTTTAATTTTTTTCATAACCTTCTCTTAACTTAATTGTCCTTGCTACATTGTCTTGAAATTCGAGAATCTTTAAATCCCGAAGCTCATGGCAAACATTATACACCGTACCCAGTGACATTCCTGTTATTTCAGAAAGGTCGCGGTAACTTGGCCCATAATTACGAGTACGATACCACTTTTTTACAGATTGAACAATAGCCTTTTCGTTGGCAATTTTTTGATTTTTAGATTTCATTTTCAATAATCTCCGTTGGAACCGTTCCTGTAAGAGCAATAACTTGTTCGTAAATTTCTTCGTAAAGTTCTGGTTGTTCTTCAAGTTTTGCCTTAGCCTTTAAACGACCATTTGCAAATTGTTCACCGTTATAATAAATCCATGCTCCGGCTTGGCGCAAAACGCCAAAATCAATAGCACAATCCAACAAAGCATTTGCTTTAGGAACGCCTACACCATACTCAAGGTCAAACTCTGCTTCTTTAAACGGCGCAGCAATTTTGTTTTTAACAACTTTTACTCGAGTGCGATTAGCGGTGGCTTCGTCACCCTTTTTTATAGTTTGAATACGACGAACATCTAAGCGAATTGATGCGTAATAAGGGAGTGCTTTTCCACCCGGTGTGTATTCACTAGGCCCGTAAAGTTTTCCAATGGATTCACGAAGTTGATTGATAAAAATAACAATTGTTCCAGTTTTAGAAACAATGCCCGTAAGTTTTCTTAGTGCTTGACCCATTAATCTTGGCTGAAGACCAACATGATGGTCGCCCATTTCTCCTTCAATTTCAGCCCGGGGAACCAAAGCAGCAACAGAGTCAATAATAACCATAGCAATTTTTCCACTCTCAACTAAACGAAGAGTAATTTCAAGACCTTCTTCAGCAGTGCTGGGTTGAGACAACAACAATTCATCTAGGTTTACCCCCACTGCTTTGGCGTATATAGGGTCTAAAGCGTGTTCTGCGTCAACGTAAGCACAAGCAAGGCCAAGGGATTGCGCTTCTGCAACAGCGTGCATAGCAAGGGTAGATTTACCGCTTGAAGGTGGTCCATAAAATTCAATAATTCTTCCCTTTGGAAGACCACCTGCCCCAAGAGCCATATCAAGTGGCAAAATTCCAGTAGAAATAACTTCGACTGGCAAAACTTCATTGCTGTTTAAACGCATAATTGAACCAGCACCAAATTGTTTATTTATGTCTTGAATTATTGATTCTAGGGAATTCCCAACGGTTGATGGCGAAGATTTTTTAGCCATGACTTCTCCTTGTTTATTTGTGCCTTGAGCGTACCATAAACAAATGTTTAAAACAACTGTTGACTTAACAACTTTTTCCTGGTACCCTGATTGCTCCATGGGACGGAAATTTTCATTTATACAGAAAAACTACGCTTACATTGACAGGGGTGAAATCCACGTCGTTTGTAGGTTCAGCAGAGTTTTTGTTGAGGACTGTCGGCAGATTGAAGGTCGTCGATGGAACGCAACAACAAAGACAAACTCATTTCCATTAACCGCGGCCCCAATGGTAAAGGCTTTAGCCCAAAAATACAGAATCACGCTTCCGGAAGAATTTAATAAATTATTTAATTCTGAGGAAGAAAAGCAACCTGACCAGGAATTTCAGGTAAATATAGATGGTGACGAAGTTACCGTCTCTTTTAGTTATAACCCCCAACTTATTGAAGCAATTAGGATGTTTGTTCCTAATGTTTATTGGGGCGGGGAGACCAAGTGCTGGAGAGCACCAACAAATAACGCTATTGATATTTTGGCTTTTGCCGTTAATTACGGCCTTTCTATCTCCCCAAGCCTTATGCGTGAAGCAGAAAGCATTGCTTTAAAAACGCAAAAACTATCTAGAGCCTCAGTTGCTACTGATGCAAACATTGACATACCCGGCATTGCTATACCCCTTTTGCCATACCAAAAAGCCGGGGTGTCTTACCTGAAACAAGTCCGTAAAGGAATTTTAGGTGACCAGCCGGGCCTCGGTAAGACAGCACAAGCCATAGCCACAATTATGACAGAGAACTCTCTGCCAGTAGTGGTTGTATGCCCAAATACTCTTAAGCTCAACTGGCAGAGGGAAGTTCAAAAATTTTTTCCAAAATTAAGCATTACTATTCTCAATGGAACAAAGAGTTCTTCCATAGAGAAAAGTGACGTTGTAATAGTTAATTATGACATTTGCTATGAGCGTTTAAATGATTTGTTTGAACATGGATTTTGTTCACTTATTGTTGACGAATCCCACGCAATAAAAAATGGCAGGAAGTCTCACCGTTGTCCCAATTGCCATGTGTCTTGTCGTGCAAACGCAAAACAATGCGGCTCGTGTTTACGCAACTTTTCCAAACCCGAGGAACACTGGAGCGTAAAAAGAACTAGCGCGGTTATGAAGTTGGCTAAGTCCCTCGGACCTGAAGATTTTGTTTTATTACTAACCGGTACTCCGATTACCAACAGACCCGAAGAACTTATTCCTCAACTTGAAGCAGTTGGCAGGCTTGATAAGTTTGGTGGTTCGTGGCGGTTTAAGAATCGTTACGCCCCGAAACGTAATGTTGCCATTAACACAACAGAGTTGAATCAAAAACTAAGAGAATTGTGTTTTGTCAGAAGACTTAAGTCCGATGTTTATACGGAACTTCCTGAGTTGCGAAATGCCTTGCAATACTTGACGATTGATGAAAAATCAATGAGTCGGTACAGGGAAGTAGAAAACGACATTATTGAATACTTTGCTCGTAGGGCGGAGGAAATTGCTGAAGAAGACGGCAGTGATGGCACGGATGCCTACTGGCAGAAAAAAATTCGACTTGAGCGCGCAGAAAATCTTGTTCGTATTACTGGTTTGCGTAACGTTGTTTCTGAAATAAAATACGACACCATCGCCCAATGGATTGATAATTTTCTAGAGTCAAGTGACGGCGAAAAAGTAATTATTTTTGCTGAGCACATTGACTTTGTTGAAAAACTGTACGAACGATATAAAGACAAGGCTGTTAAGGTTCGTGGTGGAGTGTCTGTAAAGGACCGCCAAGAAGCCGTTGACAGGTTTCAAAATGACCCCGATTGCAGGGTTTTTGTTGCCAATATGACCGCAGCGTCAGAAGGCTTGACATTGACCGCTGCTAGTGATGTAATCTTTTGTGAGCTTGCCTGGACTCCGACTATGCACGAACAATGTGTTAGTCGTTGTTACGCTAGAGCAAACGACATGCACGGTGCTACCGCTTGGTATTTGCTAGCGCCGAAGACTATTGACGAAAAGATTTACGAGCTTTTACAAAACAAGAAGCAAATCATTGATGCTGTAACGGATGGCATTGATGTTACTGAGGGGGAGAGTATCATCGACGGGCTTATTAGTGACTTCGTAAAGCGTGGTCAAACGAAATGATTATTCGCACGCCCAACCGAGACAGATACGTCATTATTTCAAAGGTGCCACTTGAGGACAGTCGTTTGTCATGGAAGGCAAGAGGTCTTCATGCCTATTTAATGTCAAAACCTGACAACTGGGAAGTTGTTATTGAGCATTTGATTACCCAGGGTCCTGATGGCAGAGATGCCGTCAGAGCGGGTCTTAGGGAGTTGGAAGAGGCTGGTTACATTCAGAGAAGCAGAACCCGTGGTGCTTCAGGTTCTTACGACAGCATGACCACAGAGGTTTACGAGGAGCCCACCACAGACGGATTATCCGCAACCACAGACGGATTATCCGGCGCAGGTTTTCCCGGCGCAGGCAAATCCAACACTAATGAATATATAAATATAAAGAATAATGATAATAACGAACGTGTTGAAAAACCTAAGAAAAATCAGTTTAGCGAAGAGTTTAAAGCCATTTGGAAGATTTACCCAAGGCATGTAAACAAGGCCGGTGCTTTTAGGGCATATAGCGCTTCTGTCAATAGAGGTTGTTCGCAGGACGAGATGCTCCTTGCTTGCAAAAATTACGCTGAAGAAAAGCGTGGACAAGAGCAAAAGTTTATTATGCACCCCGCAACATTTTTTGGTCCCGACGAACGATGGCGTGATTTCTTGCCTTCAACCTCAGAGGAGTCTACCCATTCTCTCGAGGGTGATGAGTACAAATCAGCAATTATTTACGACGATTACGATGATTTTTCTTGTTGGACCAATGGCAATGGAGAGATGCTTCTTGACAATCCTGCTAAACACGGCTACAGTAGACCAGTCGACGGCAAGGGTCGATTAGTTGACCAATTTGGCAAGCCATACGAAATCAACACAGCGGACGGGAAGCGAAGGTACATTATTTAATGGGCGAAGAAAAGATTCCCTACGATTTATTGGCTGAAGACTCTGTAATTGGTTCAATGGTTTTAAACCGTGAAGCAGTTATGGTTGCTATTGATTTAGTTAATGAGGCAGATTTTTACAGCCCTTTTCACGCAAGGATGTTTTCTGCTATTACATCTCTTTACAAAAAAGGGGTGGCAATTGATGCAATAACTGTTTCTTCAGAAGCAAATGACCCATCGGCGGTTGAAAGACTTATGGGCATTTGCATTAACGTTCCAACATGGAACAACGTTGCAAATTATTCATCGATTGTCTATAAACATTCTGTTTCTAGAAAACTGATTAAGGACTTTAGCGATGCTGTAAAAAATATTCGTATTGGTTTAGACCCTTACGAACAGGCTAAGTTGGTAGAAAAATCTGTTTCTACTATTGGAAACATTCACGCCACAGGTCCAGAGTCATTAACACTTTACGAGTTGGCTGACCGTGCAGAGGCCATTGCGCCGGTTGTTATTCCGGGAATGATGCACAGAGATTATAGAACTATTGTTGTTGCCGAAGAAGGCGCTGGTAAATCACTTTTGCTTAGAACAATAGCAATGTCTGCTTCTCAGGGTTATCACCCATTTAGCCATCAAAGAATTGAACCGGTTCGCGCTTTAATTATTGACCTTGAAAACCCTACGCAAGCAATTACTCAAACCGCAGTTCCATACATGAACATGCTTCGTGAATTAGATGGCGCATCGTTTGATGCAGAGCGGCTTCGTTTTTTTAGGCGACCTGGTGGTATTGAAATTCGTAGTTTGTCTGACAGGGCAGAGTTGCAACGAGAGATTGCATTTCACAAACCAGAACTTGTTTGTATTGGTCCTATTTACAAAATGTATCGTAGACAAACAGGTGAGTCGTACGAAGATTCTGCTGATGAAGCAATGGCGGTTCTTGATGATTTAAGAACAAAACATGAGTTTGCTCTTATTATGGAGCACCATGCTGCAAAAGGTAAGGCCGGTGAAAAACGCGAGCTTTCTCCTATGGGTTCTCAACGTTGGATGGCATGGCCCGAAATTGGTATATCATTGTATAAAGACAATAGAGACCCAACGACCATGCACGTAAAGCGCTATAGAGGCGACCGTTTGCAGGGTGTAAACTGGCCAGACCGCATTATGCGTGACAAAAACTGGTTGGTTGAAGGCGCTTGGGATGGAGGGCTTATATGACAGTAGTCGTAGCCTA